GTCCTTGTTGAGTATAACACCAGGTCGATCTCGCCAGTAATTGGGTGCTCCTACGCGATAGCTAAAGGACCAATCATCACCAGTAGATCGATAAACATCGTATTGTGGATTAGTTGGTATAGCGGTTGGTTTCGCCAACTGAGCTCCAAAGCACGATGAAAACTGATTGTCCAACACTCCCATTATCCTCGCAAATGCGGGACTATAAAATGGTACATTTATCTCCTTAGATGGAGTGGCAAGCGTAGTGAATAATTGCTGACCCCATCCTTCATCGAGCGTGTTGTTTCTGACTTGCTGATTGAATCCGTTGATAGCAAAACTAGTTCTCAACCACATCCAATACTGTGTCACATCAGCTCGATAACGAGGGACCATGCGAATATTCATCGATCCTCGACCGAAGACATAGATAGCTCCGAACCAACTGAAGTAATCAGCTCGGGACGTGTCATTAGCTCCATCGATACGACGCACATCAATTCTCGTTTCATTTTCCGCATTAGTGTCAAATGAGATAAGACCGAAGTTGGCTGGTCTATTAGTGACCTGTTTGATGTGCGTGACTGTGTCAACCATGCAGATATTGTGCTCAACCGCGCCAATTGCATCAGGCATAAGCGGGGGATGATCTCTAGTTTTCATCTCTTGAGATGTTAATCCCTGAGCCTCGAAATCCTGTGGTTGGTCACTATCTTCCTCTTCGTCCTGTTCCTCATCATTCATAACGATTGGCGTAGGTACTGGACCAAATTGACGGACTGTGTCACGATATGGCATAGCGAGTTGGAAATCTGGGCCGGCACTAACCCACACATTGACATAAACCTCCGGAACTGGAAGTGTTGTGTGTGTCAGGTCATTGACAACAGAGAATTCGATGAATCCTGTAGTGTCCTCGATTCCACCAGAATTGGTATACGACCATGGTTTATCGCTAATATACGGAATAGTAAATGAAAAATCAGTTTCTGTCTGAATATCAACAATCCTATTGATCGTATTCTGGTAATCAAACCCTGATACCACACCACTATTCTTGGGCTGGAACAACACTCGCAAACGACCGGAGTGGAAGTTCGAACATGTGATCTGCACATCATATCGTAATGAACCTCTCCAATACTTGAATGGATGTGATGTCCAACTAAGAAGTGTGGGACAAATCCGTATTGAGTTCGGGTAATTCACAGATGTGGCTGCCCTCGGATTTATGGGAGCAGTATACAATCTCGTATCAGTCAAGTCATTCCCGTCCCAAGTGAACATACCAAGTAGAGTTGGAGTACCGGCTATATCAGATATTTGCATGTCACCAGGACTACCCCCCAGGATATGGGGAATGTCTGTGACCGCTTGATCTGGTATAACCTGTGTCTTCATCGCGGAATCTAAACCCTCACCAGCAGCGAAATCACCATTCTTTTGTAAAAATGGAGATATCGCTTGCAATGTGTTTGGTTTACAATATCCGAGATGTTCAGCAACTTTACCTAGTGCTCCAGAGACGGATGCAACTGCTGCCGCCCAAACACCAATACCAGGAATATTGACGAGGGCACCAGCAACAGATGATACAGCTTTAGCTGGACCAGAAATCAATCCTTCTCGGGATTTATTCCTAGCCTCAATAGTTATATCTCCTTGAGCCACGAATGGAACGACAGCCCCCGATGTAATTGGATTGAATGGGTCTATATCTTCATACAACGTTTGTAGTGTATACAAAGGTAAGTTAACTATACCCGATTGCCCAGCCAGTTTAACATCTTCAAAATTCGCGAAGACAGTGACTGATACGGGGGGAACATCTGAATCCAGTGCTAGTGGATTCAACACGTATATGTACAGTTGGCCCGGAGAACGAATTACATCTTGAGATAGATCTATATACGCAGTATTATATGCAAATGGAACAACCATCTCATTAACTTCATTCTCGGTGGGCGATACGATCACATTAGGATAACCACTTGCTGAGAAAATATTATCTCTCAGCCGTTGCTCGTCAAGAGTTTGAGATCCGGCGAATGGTCTCCATACTATGAGTAATTTACCATAATGAAATGGAGTGCCATTAGTACGAACACCAATACGAAGTCCAGCCTTAAAGTACTGGAAATTCTCTAACTTTCGACGAAACGGTACGCTAGTCAATAACTCAAAATATGGGTCAAGCCTAACTAATGCTCGTCCTGCTGGAATCGTATCATCCCATACAGTAGTATTTACAATTCTCGGTCGCTCCAAGAACCCATACAGTGTATCATCACTATACGGATTCATATCATA